TTTTGATATCAATTACAGAAACGGTTGATCCAACCTTTTTCTTTTGTGTAATTGTAACTGTGCCTGCTCCAGTAACGTTAACCAATACTGGTGAAGGTAAATTTACTGCAGTTGATGTTGCTGCGGTAAATGTAAATGTCTTACCAAGATTGGTAAGTGCTAGTGTTGCTGCATTGCTACTTGCTGCTGTATAAGCACCAAAGATAGCAGGTCCAGCAATCTCTAACGATACATAGTCATCTGCTGTTGAAGCAAGAGTATCAGATGTTGTTAATGCAATAACTGAATTAACACCAGCCTCTGCTTTGTCAGCATCAGATGATAATACTGTTACACCACGAGCACCATTAGCAAGAGAAGCAGATAATTCGTATCCGCCACTAATTGCTGCAGAAGCCTGTGGAATTGCAACAAAGAACGTGCTTGCCATCGCTGCAGCGGTAACAAGTGCTATTTTCTTTAATGAATTCATTTTTCTCCTATTTTCTTTTATATTAGATTAAATCTATCTAGATAATCTTTTACATCATCTGGGATAGGTTTATATTCTATCACATTTGCTGGCCTATCGTCAACTTGCTTTGGCCTATCTCTAAATGTGTGAACCTCTATTTCTTGATTTATATTTTTAGGGGTAAAACTTATAGCACCAAATACCGCCCCGCATACAGCATCGGCAAGGTCTTTAGATTTTTTACGTGGATGATCTACTTTTTTATCATTAATAATTTTAAGTTCGCCCATTTCATCTAGCAATAGGGGAATCATTGGCATGGCTACTCTTTCTTCATAGACAAGCATTGCTAAATCTTCATAATGTTTTTTGCCTACTGATATTGTTTCAGTTTTAATTCCGACAGATTTTAATTCATTTTGAATATCAAAAGATTGCCATCTGTCAAAAGATACTAATCCTATATTAAATCCTTGTCTTCTTAAATTAATAATCCAATTTTTAACATCACTTAAATTAACTGGCCCTTCTGTGCGTGGCTCCCACCATGCGACTGCGTCTACAATAACAATGGGGGCAACCTGCTCATAATCTTTTAATACTTGAAGGCTAACCCATTTATCAACATGTGCAATCGCTACCGCACATTTGTCATGTTTTTGTGCAAGGTCTGCATGAACATAATATACTTTATCTGGATCTGGTTGAAAAGAAGAATCAAATTTTTTTGAATTATCTATTGGATTTCTTAAAGACATACATTTTTCTAATTTATCTCTTTGTTTAAAAAATGCATCAGAAGAATATGTGGGTTTGCAAGCAAATCTCATCATTGCATCTCCAAGATCTGTAAAAAAAGATAATTTAAAATCTTCAATGTTTCTTGTTGGATTTACTTCCCACGTAGGTTTTTTTAAAGCAAGAACTCCTGGAAATTTATAAGACTTTATGTAATCCTCATCCCATGAAATTTCAAAAGTATTGTCTGGTGTATCTTCTGGCAATGTTGGATTAATAATAAATTTATGATGTTTTTCAATAGTTTCTTTTTCTGCAATAACATCATCATATCTTTTTGAAATAAAGTCTCCAACATATCTAGGAAATGAGAGTAGGGCTACTTTTCCCAAATCTGGAAAACGAGAATCTACTGAACCACGAAATGCTTTATAAATATTTTCTGCAGTTTTACCCTGTTCATTGCCAGTGCCAACTTCAGATGCAAATCCTGAAATTTCATCGAGTACTGCAAGGATTAAGTTTAAACCTTCGTGAGATTCTCTTTCTGAGTGACCTGAATATACTGTAATTGATTTATTAAATTCAATACTATCGGCCTTAGCATAAAATTTTCCTGCAAACCATGGAGACGATTCTATCTTTGTTTTAAAACCTTTAAAAAAAACATTTTTTGCTTGCTGAGCATTAATAGCCACGTTAATAATATCTATAGCATCACCAGAGGGTTTGCCAAAGTATCTAGAGGGATCCTTAAGGCAAAGTAATTTATATACTAAATATGCACATCCTACTGTAGATGTAAAATCTTTTCCGCTACCTTTTCCTAATTGCAAAATAATTTCATTTTTTGTATATTTGTCATAATATGCGCTACCAAGATTTGTACCCATTAGATCTTCAAGATCTTTTTTATAATAAATTTGACTCATTGCCTCTACAATATTGTATTGTATTTCTGATAATGACGGTTGCCCTAAATATTCTGGAGACTCAACAAATGTTTTTACATCAACAGGATTTTCTTCAAAAACATTATCTTTTAGTACTTCTAAAAAATCATTGAACATCGTGGACAATTGTGATTACCTCATTTTCTTTTGCAACATCAGATAATCTTTTCATAATTTTATCTCTTACTTCTGGATGTTCGCTAGCAATATCTCTTAAAATTTCTACTAATATCTGCTGACGTTTTTCTATTTCAACCATTTCTTCAGCCAACTCTTTATTCTCTAAAAGGCCTGCTTTTTGTAACATCTCAATTCTAGCCTTTTCAATATCTACAACCAACTTAATGCCCTGTGTTTTTGCAGATAGGTTATTATTTAAACTTGCTTCGTCAATAACCTCGTATGCCTTTGTTATTAATTTACCATAGTGTGCGTCCATTGATGCAAGCGCTTCTTTTGCCCTTGCACGAATTGCATCATTTGCTGATGCCATCACTTTCCACTCATTGATTAATGCAACTACTCTGACTCTTGGAATTTCTAAGTCTTTTGAAATTTTAGTTGGATCATTTCCTTTTAAATATTCTTCAACAACCTTGTTGATCTGATCCAAATGTTCGACTAACTCTGCCTCAGTTGACATTTTCACACTCCTTTATATAAATATCATAAAAAACATTAGACCAAAAATGATGAAATGCCGTTCCAACATGTTGATCATCTCTAGACGTTATTGAATATTTTTCTTTCATTAACGTATCTGAATTATTTTTAAAAAAATCTATAAAACTATTTTTAGAAAAAGTAAAAAATCTGTCAAGATCCATTTCTGGAAAATTATAATCCCAGGAAAAATAATATAACTTTATGTTATTTGATTTACAATAAATTTCTAAAAATAGTAAATAATGAAATATGTTAATTTTAAGAACATCTAGAGATTTTTCATAAAAGTTATTTAAGTATCTTCCATGAAGTAAAGATTCTGGTTCAAGAATTTTATCTTTATCTATCATTTTGACATTATCTGAATTAATTTGAATATAATCTCTTTCTATATTTGGCAAGCAAAGAAAAATTGCATCTGGTTTACCAAACTTATTAATATATTTAAATATATTAGCAACAATCTCTAAACATCCAGTTCCTGGCATTGCTAAATTAAAATATCCAGAAACTTTTTTATTTTCTTTTATTTTTTTATATAATTTTTTTGTCCAAACTTCGTCTTCTTCTAGGCCAATTCCAAATGTCGTTGAGCATCCAGAAAACAATAAATGTTCTCCGCTATGATTTTTGACAAATTCTTCACATCTAAAATTGTTAGTGTTTAATATAACATTAGTTGGTGATGTGTCTGTAAAAAGATGGCCCCAGCCATCTAGTTCTTTACTAAATTTGTTTAAAACTAAATGATTTACTGCAATTTTATTCATTTTTTTCCTTGGCTATTTTTAATAATACCAAATATCCAATTAAATCATCAATATCATTGTCTCCTATATATTCAGTGCCTTTCATAAGACGACTTAATTTATCATCAATTCGTACTCGTAATTGTTCTGCTGGATCGGATTTGCTAAATATCCTAACTGGAGATAAAGCAGAATCCCCATATGCAATATTTTTATCAATTAACATTTGTGCAATTGAATGACAAGCCTGCCAAATTGCCCTTCCAGATGGGGCACCTACAGAATGTAGATACAAATCATCACACTTAAAATCTTTTACATCAGAATATACTGGTTTCAATTTCATCGTTTTGATTTCCTCAATCCAGATTTTGCAAGGTAGACGTAGATAGTTTCAACACTAGTTCCACACTCCTTTGCAATCTCCTGTGGAGACTTTTTATCTATAACATATCGTTTACGAAGCCAAGTCTCGCTTGTATATAGTTTAGCAGCCATAGTTTATTTTGTCAACTTGTCCCAGTTATTGATTGCCCAGTGTCCTATCCCGCAAGCATCAGCAACGTCATTATCTTTAATTTCTTTACCATACTGAACATTGATAAATCTAATTGTTCTTTCTTTTCTTATTTCACGCTCTTGTGCTTTATACCAAGATTCTGATTTATTTGGATACTGAGATCTCATTTGAATTTTTTCTTCTTTTGTAAACTTTTTATTTCCAATATAACTTTGCCAAGTAATTGGAGAAACAGAGCCTATTTCTTTTACTTCACATTCCCAAAATGCTGCCAGAACGGCACCCTGAATTAATGCTAAATCAGAAACCGTTTTTGGACTATTCATAAAAATAGTATGCTCTATTACCACAGCATCAATAACATACGAATCAAACAACGCTCTTGTTTTTGCGTAAGCGTCTCCAATTTTTTCATATATAGTACTTCCATCAAATTTTATCTTTCCTACTGTTTTTAACTCTTTATTAGTAAAAATAGCAAAGGCAATACTATTTGTACTTGCATCTACTGAACAAATAGTATTTTTATTTATTGAATTAAGATTTATTATTTTTGCTATCACGCATCATTCCTTTGATTTTTTTTAATGTTTTAGCGACATCCTTATTATTAATTTTACAGGCATTACATAAATTATCATCATTATAAATAGATAAAATAATACCGCATCCACCAGAACATTTTTTAGGCTTTAGTTTACGCTTTTGTCTTTTAGTAATACTATATCTAGAAAAAATTTTTTCTTTAGTAGCGCTCTCTCTACAAGAAACGCTACAGTAAACTTGATAACTTACATTAGCCTTAAAGGCATTAAGGCACCAACTACATTGTTTCACTTAATTCCTGTAGAGATGTTATTTTTATTACCCCATCTCCAGCCTCGTCGCATGCTTTTTTAACTGGGCAAGTTTTACATATTTTTGCGTTGTTTCTATAATTTTTAATTGGTAGTTGCTTATTTTTCCATGCAGCAAAAACATCGTTCATCCATTCAAAAGTACTATCAATATACTTTCTATAGTGATCGTTCACTTCAATAGGAAACAATAATAATTCGTGATTATTTTTATTTTCATAAATAATAATGCCTTTAGACTTTTTTAAAACTTTCATATAAATTAATGTTTGCGCCACATGATCTTTTTTAGGCTTACCCGCTCTTTTTCTATATTCAAATGCCTCATTGTTTTGAGTTTTAATTTCTCCAACAATTTCTTCATCATTCCAAACCAACATGCAGTCTCCGTAACCAAAAATTGGAGGGTTTGAATTTATTACTTTAAACTCTGTTGTGTTTTCAAGTTCTTTTGTTTTAGGATTTTCTTTTTGAAATACTTTTGCAATTCCAGAATCTAACAATGCCTTTTCAATTCTGCTATGGGAATAAGTTCCACTACTCATATTTGCAATCTCATATGGAGTACTGTAACTTTCAAATATTGCCCCCTCAAAAGCAAGATACCAATATCTTGGACAAACTCCATTTCCATCACTATAAGTTAGTGTAGATGGGGCAAAAGTTTTTTTAGTCATAAATTTTGGATCTTGATTTGCAAGATACCCACTATTTATTTTTTCTGCTATTCCAGAAACATCAAATGCTGGCTTAGGAGTGCTTTCTGTTTTAATCATAATTTCTTGTAATAAATTTTTAGTCATATATCTCTTCTCGTTAGTTTATAGTATATCAGTTTTCATCTAGTAATATATTTTAATGCAGATACTAAATTATTTACTGACTCTGCTGCAGTATAATATATATTCTTTTTTGCTCTATTATTTTTGTCTACATTAGCCATCCAAGTTGCTTTTAAAGAAAGTTTTGCTGCAATTGCTTGCAATCTAACAATTTCAATAGTGGCTACAGCAATAGGAATGTCTGGCTTCAAAATAAGTTTAGCAATCATTTCTAAAGAAGTTGTTAATTCTTTATCGTCCATATATTCAGCAATTTCTACTAAACCATTGATTGATTCAAGTGTTGTTTTTTCTGTTTCCATTACTTTTCCTTTTTTAGTTCTTCTAGTTGTTTAAAAAATTGCTCTCTATATTTTTGCATTCTTGGCATATCACTATGTTTTTGAATAATTAGATTTCTTTCTTCTTTACTCATTTGTTTTTCAGCATATGGTTGATGCTCAAATTTATTGGAAAAATGAAAAACAATAACTTCACATCTATCATTTTCTTTTAAAATAATTGGATCTCTCCAATGAATTCTTTCTCCAGCCTCAAACACCAAAACTTCATTATCTTTTAATATAAACTTTTCATTTTCAACCACAATTGCCCAGTCTATATTACTAGACATTTGATAGTCAATACTTACCTTAGTATAATAATTTTCAACATCTAAATGTGGTGGCAGGTTAGGAGAATTTCCCTCTCCATATTTACCATAATAATCTAAATATTGATAATGGGTTAATTCTAAATCTGGATCATCTATAAACTGCTTTGCAAGATCTAATAATTTTTGCTTAATATCTTCTGGAACTACAAATTCTATTTGCTCTCTAGACATAGATTTAATAATCATTGGGGCAAAACGACTAGTGCCTCTTTCTAATTTTCGGTTTTCTTCTATTAAATTCCTTAAAGTTTCTTCTTCTTTTTTTGTAAAAAAAGTTTTAAATATCCCGCTTTTAGTATTCATATTATTATTATACCTCATCAATCATATCTTCAATTACTGAAAATTCAGAAATAAAAAGTCTTACTTTTTTAGAGCCAGTTCCAAGTACTACTACTAGCGCTGGAGATTTATCAATTCCAGACCTTATTGCATCCGTTGTTATTTTACTCCAAACCTTTTCATTTAAAACAAAAGATTTTGATGCCTCTTTAATATCAATAACAAAATCTCCCCAAGTAGCGTCTCCTTTTTTATTTCCACGCCCAGAGTTTTTATGTGCTTTTGCTTTTATTTTTTTTATTTCTGATTTTTCACTCATTTAGTGACTATCGCTTTCGCTAAGTTTATCTGTCATTTTTTTTAGCCAGCCAATAAGGTTTTTATATTGAGAAATTGTATCCATTAATTTTACAGAATATTTATTAGAATATAAAGACATTTTTCCTTCTATCTGAACCTTTTCTTGCAAAGATATTGGTTTTTTATTTTTTAAAGAAAAATGACAAAATAACATTTCTACAAAATGATCATCCTCAAACTCTATCGGCTCTCTCCAATGTATTTGGTGTGTTCCAGAAAATGTTAACCCTTCATTATTTTGTAAAATAAAAACTTGATCTTCAACAACAATTGGCCATTTTATATTTGCTCTTAATTGAATGTCAAGCGTCAATCGTTGTTCAATAAAAGTATTATCGTAGTGTGGTGTTAGGTTTGGACGATTTCCATAATCTTTAGAATATCTTGCAAAAGATATACCCTCTAGCGTCAACTTTTCATTGTATTCATTTTCTGCAATACTAGTAACCTTTTGTAAAATATTTTCTGGGAATTGTGTAAACCAGGCCTTTTGAGCATAAATTGAAACTACTGTAGTGTTTTCTGTTTGATTATAGTCAATTAAACTATATATATCTTTTATTTCTTTATCTGTAAAAATATTTTTGCATACAGAATTTTTCATTAGTCCTTTTCTTACATCAATGCTATATGGAATCTCCATGTTAGAGATTTTAGTTTCGTCCAATAAAACCATTTCTCTATTTTTCATTATTACTGAATGGCTGTTAGATAATGCTTTTTTTTCTTTATGAGATAGCCATACAAAAATCATATCAATTTGTGCATTTGGAGATAGTTTTTTATTTTCTCTCCAATGCATTTGTTGTGTTCCAGAGAATAATATTGCTTGATTATCTTTTAAATTATATTTTTCTCCTTCAATAAAAATTCCCCATTCTTCATTTGCTTTTAATTGTAAGTCAAAGACAAACATTTCACATGGTCTTGTGTCATAATGTGGAAACAATTTAACATCATATCCAAACTCTGGAGAATATCGAATTAAAGATATTTGTTCTATTTCTAGTTCTTCTTTAGACATTTTATTTGCTTCTAATAAAATTGTTTCTTTAATGTCGTTTGGAATTAAAATATTATCATAACAACCTTGACCTCCCCATTTTTGAACTCTTATTTGTTCTTTCGGGTATGCATTTATCATTGAGTATAAATAATCTATTTGTTTTTTAGTTAAAATATTACTAGAAATTTTTGGGATAAAGTTTTGATCATGTATTTCAGGCTGACTATTTCTTAATGCCTTATATTTAGGTAAATTTTTTAATTCTGGAAAATTATTCATATCTTTATTATACCCTATTCCTTTTTGTATAACTAGTTTGTTTAACTAATGTAACTTTTGATAAATGTTTATTGCTACACATCCAGGTGCAATCTGTTGTTTCTAACCAAACCCTCATAGTTAAAACCTCTTCTTTGCAAGTATGGCAAGGAAATCTGCCTGGATATACAGAATATTTTTTATCCAAACGTTTTTACCTTTTCTAAAATCTCTAAGAATAATTTTTTATCTTCTCTTACCTTATCAATAAATCCATCTCTACCTTGAACTTTAGAGCCGTCTGGCAATAAGTACCAGGCTCCAGTTCTAGTAACAATCCCCATAAGTTCTGCAGTATCAACAAGATCAGCCACAGTATCAATTCCGACATTGTCGCCTCTGAAATAAAAATCATATTCCCCAGATTGAAATCCTGGACTAGTTTTAGAAAATTGTAAATCCCATCTAATTTTTCTTCCAACTTTTTCTTCAATTAATTTATCACCAACATGAATTTTCCCTTTTATGGCCTGGTTATCCGATTCTGATGAAAATAGTTTAATCACTGTTGAGGAATAAAATTTAGTTGCCTGGCCACCAGAAGGTTGCTGGCTTGTATACATGGCATTAATATTATTTCTTGATTGAGATATTAAAATAAATAATGTTGGCTTTATTTTATTATTAGCATAGTTAATCATTTTCCATGCATTGCTAAAATCTCTTGATTCTGCACCAATTTGTTTTGTATTTTCTAATTGTTTTAATTCATCAGAATCTTTTTCAAAATAAATTGCTGGAAGCAATGATGTAATTGAATCAACAACAACAAGGTCTACTCCTGCATTAATTAAATTTGTTCCTACATCAACCATTTCATTGATTGTTCTAGCCTGAGAATAGATTAATTTAGAAGTATCTACTCCTAATTTTTTTGCCCAATCTTCGGAATATGACATCTCTGCATCAATCCAAGCACAGACCCTTCCTTCTTGTTGTGCTAGCGCAATAGTCTGTAAACATAAAGATGACTTAGCGCTTGATTTGCTTCCCCAAATTAAAACTTGACGACCATACGGCAAGCCACCATTAAGGGCTCTGTTTAGACCATGGCTTGGTGTAGGCTGATACTCTACACGTATTCCCTCTCCTGTAGATAAATTTTTTCTAATCCTTGGATCTAATTGTGCTAATACATCTTCTGTAGACATTGTCATTATTTTATTCTCCTTATTTTAAATCAATACGTCTTCTAATATAACTGTACCATCTTTAGTTTCTCCAAAAACAAACTTATAGGTATTTCCTTCTTTAATATGCATATATGCTTTAGCAAAAGATGTTGGAAATACGGTTACTGAATGTAAATCTCTTGAAGTATCTGCAAGAGTTAAAGATGCCATTTTTTTACCAGCCTTAGTTATTCTTGGTTTAAATGCTACAACAAACATTTCTTCATCTGTAAATGGTAACTGTTTATATCCTAAAAATTTTACAAGGGCATTCTGAGACCCTTTTAGTTGATCGACAGGGATAGCAGAAAGAATCCTATTGTCATTAGCAAGAATGAGATAGGTATTACCTGCTTCAATAGATGTTTGTTCTTCATCAAATATGCCTACACTTCCAGTTTTATCCAATACCTCTACTCGTGACCAACCAGTTCCACGCTTAATGTTTTTTACCATACCCATTAAAATAAAAGAACCCTTTTCTTCAAAATCAGAAACATCTTGAATAAAAGCATAATAATGTGATGGAATTACAGTATTAAACTCTGGAAGATTTAAATATTCATATAAGTTTTCTTTAATTTTTTTATCATCTCGTGGATTATCTGAAAAGGTAAGCGCTCCTATAGCATCCATTGCTGCTAATGCTCTACTATTAACCCCATTGCCCTTAGTAAATGTAAATTGCTCTACATCTTTATATGTCTTAAATGGTCTAGCACTAATATATTTATCTGCAATTTTATCTGAAATAAATTTAATTGCGGTTAGACCAAACCTTATTCCTTTACCTTCAATTTCAAAATCTTTTCCAGAATCATTAATGTGTGGTAGTTTGATGGGAATGCCCATTCGTTTTGCTTCAATTAAATATTCCGTTCTATTGTCTGGATTTTTTTCATTTTTTAATAAAGCAAACATAAACTCTAACGGATAATAATATTTTAACCACGCCGTCCAATACGAGAGAGTAGAGTAAGCAACCGCATGGCTTTTATTGAACGAGTAGCCCGCATGCGCTTCGAAATCATGCCATAAATCACGAGCAATGTTGGGACTAATAAAAGCAGAAGCGCCATTGATAAATTTTTCTTTAAACGCATCAAATTCCCTCGCATTCTTTTTCTTACCAATAATTTTTCTTACTTGATCAGCCTCAGACATTGTCATTCCACCCAACTCAACACATGCTTGCATAACTTGCTCTTGATACAAGACACAACCATAGGTATCTGAGGTAATCTCTTTAATTTTATCATGTAAATATGTAACCTTTTGTTTACCGTGTTTACGCAAAATATAATCTTTGCCAATAGTATTCATGGCTCCTGGCCTTACTAAAGCATTTGAAGCAGCCAATTCTGATAAATTTCTTACCCCCATTTTTACTAACAGATTAGTATAGGGGGTTGCTTCACACTGAAACACCCCTTTAGTATACCCAGACGAAATCATTTCATATATATTGGAGTCGTCTAAATTTACATCTAATAAATTAATTTTTATAAAATGTCTTTTTTCAACTTCTTGAATAGTATCCTTAATGACGCTTAAAGTTTTTAAACCAAGCGCATCAATTTTAATTAATCCAATTTTTTCAGCCTCTTCCATATCAACTGCCACAACAGGAATGCGCTCATCGGAACCAGGAGAAGAGCGTGTCTCCAACGGTGCGTACCTAAAAATAGGATCTTTACTAGTGACAACACCAGCAGCATGTATGCCAGTACCTCTAATACGACCACGTAATTGTTCTCCTAACTTTTCTATTTCTGGATATTTTTCTCTAAACCATTCGGTAGTTTTGCTAGTACAATATTCATCCCAAGTATCTACTAACTTCAATACTTTATTAACATCTGTCAAAGGAACGTTTAGTGCTCTAGCAACATCTCTAACCACACCTTTGTCTTTAAATTCTAAAAATGTAGCAATAGAAGCAACGTGTCTATATTGTCTAACTAAATAATCTTTAACTTCATCACGACGTGAGTCTTGAATGTCAGTATCAATATCTGGAAAATCATTACGATCTGGATTAATAAAACGAAAGAATAGCAGGCCATGTTCAATTGGATCAATTTCTGTAATTCCAAGCAAATAGCAAAGAAGAGATCCAGCAGAAGAGCCTCTACCTGGACCAACCATAATTCCTTCTTTTTTTGCCCAGTTAATCATATTACTCACAACAAGAAAATATGGAGCAAACTTCTTTTCTCTAATAATACTAAGTTCTTCATCTAATCGTTGCTCATATATATCATTTCCAAGCCAATTACTATTTAATTTTTTTTCTTCTAGTCCAGCAAAAGCCAAATTTGCCAACTCCTGATCTGGATTTTTATATTGAACTGGTAGCAAATTTAAATGTTCTTTAATATTATAATCTTGAATTTTTGCAGCAATCTCTAATGTATTTTGATATATGTCTTCTCTATATATATCTTGCTTTAACATTGCATTTTTAATTTCATCATAAGATAATAAATGAATATCAAACTTGTTAAAACTCATCATTCTTTCTCTGCCATATAAATAATCTAAGCGCTTCATCATATCTTTATATGTTTTGGATTTTTCGTAAGTAACGCCTTTTTCTAATTTTGCATGCGTATTTAAAATTAACATTAACTCTTGAATTTCTTTTTGTTCAGTTGATGAATGATGACAATCTGGAGTAACAACTACCTTAATATTAAATTCATCTGCTAAATCAATTAAGGCAACATTAATATGTGGTGGATTGTGTGGCATTACCTCAATATAATAGTCATCTTTAAAAACTCTTTTAAACCATTGTATTTTTTCTTTTGCAACCGCATAATTTTCTTGTTCTACTGCTTTTGTAACAATGCCACTTAGACAAGCAGATGTTACAATAATGCCATCTTTATATTTTTCTAATGTTTCAAAATCAAATCTTGGTTTTCTAAAGTATCCCTCTGTCCAAGCAATTTCATTAATTTTGTTTAAATTTTCTAAACCTTTTTCATTTTTAGCCAATAAAACAATATGGTTATAATTACTATCTAATGGACCTGTTCGTTCTGACTTTTCACGACGATCAAACCTATCATTGGTCATATAGCCTTCTATTCCTAGAATTGGCTTAATACCCCTTGATTTTGCCTCACGAGCAAACTCACGGTGACCAGATAATGTTCCGTGGTCTGTGATCGCTAGAGAAGTCATCCCTAGCGCCACAGCACGGTCTAAATACTCTGCTGGAGTAGCAACTCCATCCATTAATGAGTAATGTGTATGTACGTGTAGTCCAGTGTAACTCATACTACCAATCAGTATTGGTTGATGAAGTTACTGATGGTGAATCGTAGCCAAGATAGAATGCTTCTTGCTCTGCATATGGAATACGACGTAAAGCCATTTCTAGTGGGTATGGTGTAATACCTTCCCAATTAAATGGTTCCTTATCTGGAGAAGATGGAATCATTGTATAACTGGTTTCTGTGCTTTGTCCATTTCTCTTTAATTTCCATGTTAGGTTAGATATGCTTCCAGTTTCTAAAGCATATTCACGAATTGTATTAAATGATGATTGCTTGCTAACGCCCATTGACCAAATTGCAACATATGGTGGCTCAATTCCATCATCAACTAAAACATTGCAATAAAAACGAAGACGTGCTCTCCAGCCAGCCTTTGGATCTTTGCGGTGCATTTCTTCTGCCCAGTCACGTCCTTCTGTATCCATTGTGTCTACAGCCTTACGCTTATAGTCTTTTGGATTAACGTGTTCTTTAACAACAAGAGCAAGACCACGCTCTGCATTATAATTTGCAGAATCTTCATCCAACTCTTCAATAAAACGAATTTTAACTGCTTGTCCGTCAGCAAGTTTTAACCAGCGAACTTTTGGTGCATCTGATTTTGGTTTGTCGAGCAGGGCATTGATATTTTTTAGTCCCTTAATAACGCTCATAATTTTCTCCTTATGTGTTTGTATATTTATTCTAGCATAAGCGATATAGATTTGTCAAACTGAAATTCTAAATTTCTGATTGCATTATCATCCATATCGCCTATGTCTTTATATTCTTTATTAAGTTGTATAACAGAAACACGAGATTTAAGTTTTTCAATTATCCTATCTCTCATATTTCCTCCTGCTTCATCATTATCAGCAATAACAATAATGTTATTAAAATATTTTTGAAGCAATTCTATTTGTGTATTTGATACATTTGCCCCTAAAGTGGCTACCGCTGAAAATCCAACTTGATCTAATCTTATAGCATCAAATGATGACTCAACGACATAAACTTTACTAGAAGTTTTAACTCTATGTAAATTAAATAAAATTTTAGATTTAGGAAGGCCAGGAGTATTTTTAAATTCTTTACCCTCAATTGATCTTCCAACAAAACCAACAGCAAGTCCATCTGGTGCATGAACTGGGATAGTTACCATATCTTGCTTTTCTGAATATCCAAGATTAAATTTTACAATAGAATCTTTTGTTACTCTTCTTCTTTCATAATATGACATTGCTCTTGGTGAGTTTAAAGCCTGATGATTTAATCTTTTAATAGTTAGTTCATCAAAAGCAATATAATCTGGAGTTTTAATTAAAGTTTTATTTACGGCTGCTTCAATATTCAAAGCCTTTCCTTTGCTAGTAATAAATCTTAAGGATTCAAAATATGTCCTATTGGTTATTTCGCTAACAAAAGATATTAAATCTCTGGTCGTTTGACAAGAAAAACATAAAAATGTTCCTTTAGTTTTTGAAACCTCTCCAGCGGGAGTTCTAAAATTATTATGATATGGACAAAAAATTATAAAATCTGTATCTAATTCTTTTTGTATATCAATTCCAGAACCTTCTAAGACCCTACGGACTTGATCTTCTGTATATAGACTAGATCCATATCCCTTTTTAACCATTTAAATCCTCAAAATCTTTATACCTGTAATATCCTTTATCAAAATCTACCTGAACTAAAAAATCCCCCATAAATCCGTTACGATTTTTTCTAAAAGCACACTCAATAATGTCGCTATTTGTTGCTCTTCCTAAAGCCAAAACCCAGTCAGCATCGTAGGCAATTTGTCTAGACCAAGCAGTTTGCCCAAGAGTTGGGACGGTATTTAAATTAGTAACATCATCTGGCGTAGCAGAAGAAATAGCAATAATAGGCACTTCTTCACTAATGGCCATAAGTTTTAATTCTCGTGAAAGATTTTTCATACGTACCGTTTCATTTTCAGATTTTTGATTTGGAGACATTAGTTGTAAATAATCTACAATGACAAAGTCTGGTTTGTATTGATCAATTTTTCCACGTACTACAGATGGATTAACTTCTCCACCATTATCATTTGAAATAATATGAAATTCTGGTTTACCAACTAAATGTTTTGCATGCCAAGATTTAAGCATATCTAATTCTATTTCTCCATTGCTAATTTTTCTATGAGACCAAATACCCTCTCCCATAATTGCAAAAACACGATTTCTAACTTCTACTTCTGACATTTCAAGACTAATAATAAGTGGAGATCTACCTTGTTTCCAAGCCTGCACGGCAAAATAAAGAGCAAGCCAAGATTTGCCAATTCCTGGATATGCTAAAAACACTCCAAGTTGTCCTGGCATAATTCCAGATGGGAGATAGTTGTCAAACCCTGGCAAACCTGTTTTTATTCCAATACTTCCTAACTCTTTCATTTTTTGCATTTGTGTATAATATGCAATTGCGGACTCTAAATCTGTTGCATCAATATCTTTAATTGCTGCAGTATTCTTTTTTAGTTCAGATGTTTTGTTTATTAATTCATTAAGAGCAATATCTCCATTGCCACTTTGAACATCTGATGCTGCAGATCTTAGTATGTCCTTCAAACTATCATTTAAATATTCTGATTGTAATTCTTCTAAATGATACTTAGTGGCACCAACATTTTCTATAATTTTAAAATCTCGAAATTTTTCTACAATTAGTGAATAGGGAGGAACAGAATTGTTAGTCTCATAATACTTTCTAATAAAAATCCATAAATCGGTATGAGTTTTTAATAAATTTTCTACATTTGCTTGTAACAAAACATGCATTTGCTTATCATTTAATAAAGCAGATATTAGTTTTGCCTCTGTATTATCCATTTAACCACTCTTTTGCCATTTTTCGTCTTTCTATTCTTTCCTGTTCGTCTTTAATCTTATCTAGTTTTGCTTGTAGTATTTTTTCACAATTGTACGCAAAGTAACTCCAAGAAGGAGAAACAGAAACATCAAAATAATAATTAAGTAAATCATAACATTCTCCAATTCCATAAGATTCAATTAATGCATCTGCAGCCCACTGCTCTATATTTAAGTTTAGCATAGGCTTTTTTTCGTACTTAGCAATATGCAATTTGCTATAACGACTTAATAAAGCCATTCGCTCTTTGCGCTCTGCCATTACTCAGGAATTTCTGCCTTAGCCTCTTTTAATTTTTGTGTGAGTTTTCCTTCAACAAAAGCGTAAACTCTTTCAAATGCGTCATTCATGCTTTCGCCTTCTTTTTTATTATCAACAATCCCAAGATCTAATCTTAGTGATTGGAAATTTCCTAAATTATAAGTATAGCCTAGTGTTACATTTATCTTTGTTTGATCATTTTCCATTATTGTCTCCCAACAATTATTATTTTATTGATTCGTTCCAAACTGGAATAAATCTTCCATCTTCAGTTTTTGTATAAGTAAGTATACCATCGCCCATTTTCCTTGTCAACTCTTGTTTTGTAGGCGTCATATTATTTGTTATTAAACCATCTTTTCTTGGTTGTCCAATATGTATACTTGCAAGTATATCACGAATCTCTTTAACCTGACTTTCAGAATAATATGCTCTAATTTGATATCCACGTTTTCCATTTTCAGAACATCCAAGTGGCGGAGGAATGACTCCTCGTTTTATTAAACTTGGCATATATTTTCTGTGTCTATTGACAAGTTTGGCAGTTTCTGATATAGTATAAGCCTTTTCTCTATTTTTTTTAAAATCTAAAATAAAACAAAGTTCAATTTTATTTTTTGTAATATTATATAGAGCAACAGTTCCATTTGATCTATTATAATGATGAATTCTAACCAAATCTTTATTTAAAAACCAAACAGCCCCGCTTCCTTTTATTACATTTGACTGATTGTATTCTTGGCTTTCAATATTTCCTTTTGAAGTAGCCATATCCCCTCACTTGATGCTGATGGTGGATTATAAAATTTTCTATTACCACAGGTTAAACAAAATACTTCTAAATGTTCTGCTCTGCTATATTGTCTATCGACAAACATTCTGCGCTTACATTTTGAACATTTAATCATTAATTTGGAACACCAACAATAATAAGATTTACCCACAAGGATAGATCTCCAGCACTTCCAAACCTTACAACTCCTTCTACACGAGAAGTTGTTACATTTTTTAAAATTACAGAAACATTTTTACCTGCTGGAGTATTACCAACGTTTACTGGGGTAGCAGTAACAATTGGTGCATATTTAAAATTAGTTGTAAAATTATACGAAAAATCTTTTTCTTGTGCTACTGTTACAGTTGCATTATTATAAACTTCTACACGTCCTGCAACCAAACCTATTTCAGAGGTTTTTAAGTTTACTTTGTCTAGTCCAGTAGTATCTATGGATGCATAGTTAGATGTACTAGCAGATACCTGATTATATAAACTATTAACAGCATCTGCTAATGAATTTATATATGTTAGGTCTAAAGGTTGACCTCGTTCTGGTAGTGGTATTTTTGCCATATTTTTCCTCCTATTATTATATCATTACAGGTTGTGCATATCGCTAACTAAATATGTTGCTGCATTAAAAGGCGCTTTAATAAGTGTAACTTTTTGAATTCTAAACTTAATATGATCAGGAAATCCATTTCCATGTGGATATGATAATGAATAACTAGTACCAGTAGATTTTCCAACCCAAATCCAATCGCCCCAAATCCCGTCAGTTTCCCATTGTACATAGACATCAAACTCTGTAATGGCAGCCTGCTTAGCCTGTAATATTTTTTCCTCTTCTGTTGGATTTGTAATCAATAATGCTGGCATTGTCCAAGAAATAGATGCAATATGTGCATTATTGTCTACACTGACATAATGTGGAATATTAGTACCCGCTATATCGTTTGGGTCAAATCCAGTTTCATCATTTGTATTGTCTATTGTTAGTGTGGTAATTTGAGACCAATGAGAAAATCTATTTTGATCCTCTGAAATAATTCTGTATCTTATATTATAATCTAAAGTAGCGTTATCGCCAATTGGTCCTGGCAGACTAGATTTTTTTATTATAATTTTTTTTATATTATTGTCTGGCATTATCCTACACCGATTGCAAACTTGAATTCTACATAGTTGCTTGTATTTGTTGATTTAATAACTGTTTTGGCTGTATCATTTTGAATTACGGAATATCCTATTAATCCATACAGTGGATTTGGCGTATTTAAATTTTCAAATCTTAATGCATCTAATACTACATAAAAATTATTAGACTCTGATCCACCATCTATAATAGATGCATATATATTTACCGTGTCAACAGATGACCATGAAAAGTTAGATGTTGTATAAAGTTCTTGCAATTCTTTATTAATTACACAGTATCTATTATTAGCAAAATCATGTTGGCCTGCACCTGTTCCATTTGCAACATTAACTTCAAATCTTGTAAATTTTGAACTATCTATGCTATTAGTAAACTCTAATAAAATTTTAACTGTATCTGGAACAGATAAAGAATCTCCATCTTTATTAATAACAGAAAACGCCAACCTTAACTCGTCTGAAGGAGCATTTTTAGAAAAGTCTAAAGATATTCCAGTCGCTCTAATATATTCTGGATTTGAGCCAACCACTAAATGCCCTCCAGAGGTAGTCATTACAGAAGAGTCTCCACGAACTGCAATTATATTATTAAAATATCTACACCTTTCGTATCTATTTGCCCTATTGTTGTTATAAAAAATTTTATTATCAGCATTGCTTTCAAAAATTTTTGAATTTGTGTCTATTACATTATTAGATAAAGCAGAGTCTAATGGCTCTGTAATTCTTAAAATATCTGTGGTTGCAGAAGTTGTTACGTGCTGCCAGTTCTCTCCTTGTGAAAAAACCAAAATTGATCTACTATCATATGAAGAGGCGTTTGGATTAGAGCCTGCTGAATATATTCCAATTTCAGAAATTTCATATCTTTCCTCTGTAGGTAATTCTGCTGTTAATACTAACTTTGATTGTCCATCTTCAACAACATATCCTCTAGAACTAATTGGAACACGGAACATTTCAAAATCAAGATTTTCTTTTTGAGAATAATCACTTCCTGTTTCAGAGGTATCTAATGGTTTTGCACCACAACCCAGTGCCATATATGAAGCATATGCTGGGGTTTGCCCAAGCAAATATTTAGCAATAATGTATTTGCCAGTATTAGTTATCATGATTCTGCCACCTCAAGAGTTATAGTATATATTGTACCACCTATGCCTATTTGAGCCTCTACCCTCTCATCTACTTCTAAATTAACAAATTCTATAACTATATCTTGTGTGTCCTTATCAACATAAATATTGTTTCCTAATAAACCATTTCCTTCAAATGGAATTTTAGATTCAAGTTTAATACTAAAGTTTGAAAAATATTTATCTGATGTATTTTGTAAACTTAAAATTCTTTTTGAAGAATACTCTTGATTTAAAAATGTTAAATTTTTAATTAGTTGATTTGATACATTTTCTCCATTTATAATGTCATGTCTTGTTATAGATAGCAACTCTTGCCCGCCAATATTTTCAAAAATTAAATCAGTTAATATTTCTACAGGGATTAAAGATTCATCCCATAAAATAATTTCTGGAGTTGCACTTTTAATTTTAATACTTGCTGGTGGTGTAGGTGGTGGCGGAGTTGTAACTGGAGTAGGGGTAACAGTTAGATTTGATTGCGTATCAAGGTTTTGTTTGATTATTGTTTGATTTTCAGTAGGTCTATCTCTTTCTTCTCCACGTCTAAATCTGCTTGGATCCCAGGGACCAGCAGCGGTATAGGAAGTAATACTTTTTTCTTCTCCCTGTCTAAATCTTGACGGATCAAATATCATCTTAAACCTCCGCTAAATATACTGTCATTTCTGGACCAGTATTTTTTCTAATATATTCAATATTATAAATTACAAATTGAGTTGTTGGACTAGAAATAATATCGACACCATCTTTATTATAATCAATTTCTACAAGGTCTCCTAATTGTAATACTGGAGATGCAAAAATATTTACTCCAACCATTTTTTTAGGCTTCATTGATTTTTCAATTATCCAACCTAATAAATTTTCAGCATCTGAAGAGTTTTGAATGTATGGAGTTTCTAAAGAAAAACTATTTGTTCCGTGATTAAGTCTACTTTGTTTAATATAATTATAATTTTGTATTGCAAATAAAGATGATCTAATTGTATTATTATCTAAATTATCTTGCTCTGTAAAACTAGATTTTTTATTAAAATAATCGTCAACGGACAAAGTATAAGTTGTATCCTGAGTAAATGTAATCCCTTGAATTCTTAAATAATTTCCACTAGTTTCATCTAAGTTTAAAGCAGAATCTGTAGCATTAAAAACTAAAAATTCTGCTCCATAAGAATCTGCTTGAAATCCAGATATAACATATCCTTTTATTGTACTAGGGGTTGGAGAAATTTGAGCATATAGTGCTGGAAAAGCCTTGTCATATTTTATATTAAAATATGCAACTTCTCTAAAAATAGACCCAAATTCATCATAATAAATATTGTAGTTTGGTGGCTGAACTCCAGAAATTCCACTTAAATATGTAGATTGAATTATTCCACTAACTGCATATTTTTTAAATGAATCATTTGCATTAAGTGTAGAGTTTCCAAAAATAGATGAAATTGGATTGGCAACATCAAAAATTGTATTTTGTGAATAATTTTTCCCTAAAGCATATATGTTCTCAAACATACATTTTGATGCGCCTCTAACAAACAAACACATGTTGTTGTATACTGGTAGTGGTTCGGCATCATCTACTATTCCTACCATTTTATTATTTACATATAAGTAAAATTTTCTGCTCGTGCCTACATCTTCATACTCTATAGATAGATCGTATACTGTTGGCTTATTTTCTCCAGATAATCTATATTGACCAGTAAATCTTCCATCGTCTACTAAAATACTTGAAAGTCCCGACCACATTCTTATTGGTATTGCATTTCCAGAACTATCTTTTTTTATTTTATAAAATACAATATTGTACAAATTAATGTCTGTAGATCCATCTGCATTTATTTTCATATAAGATTCAATATTTTTTTCTGTAAGCGCTACAATTTCAAAATAATACCCATTATTGGTTTCTGGGTTTATCATTACTCCAAGGCCTCCAGATCCTCCACCAATGTTAGCAGTCTGATTAGGCTGAGTTATTGGTAATTGATAATAGGTAGTGCTGCCAGACGGAGTTTGTAATCTATCTTCGTTATTTTCTACTTTTCCTATTATTCTCATTCTGGTTCCAAAATGTTTAAAAGAATTACTTAATGGTTTGTATACATAAGAAATAAAATCTAACGGAGATGCTGTTGATTCAAAAGATGGTCCCGACATAACTAGTGCAGATGATTGAATTGTTCCGCTCTGTGTAGACAATAAACTGTTTAACTCTGTTTCAGTCATGTAATTACTAGCCATAAAATTTTTTATAATTCCAGTTCTTGAAGATTTTTTTGCTAATAAATTATTAATTCCCGCTGGTCCTGTAGATGTAATTGGATACTCAATTTCAGAATTTATATTAAACAATAAATTAGATTTCATACTACATCCACGAAGATTTGTATCACTGCTCCAACTAGAATGTAGCCCTGCACTATGGTATGCAATAGGCGTTCCAAATTGTGATCTTCCATGTTCAAATACTGGACCATCTTTAATTCGTGTTTGCCCATCAATTTTTTCATAATATGGATTAGCAATAATACGAACTAATCCAGTTGGATATATTTTTCCATTAAATGGTAAATTAGCAAAATAATCTTGATACTCTTGATTGTTACTAATCCATACATTTCCAGTTCCAGTTATATTATATTGAACGGCATCATATCTTATTATTTCTCCACCTGAATAAAAATATCCTTTATAGCGACTTAACCAATAAACATTTTCTCCAACATCAAATGTATTATTAATAATATTTCCATTAACAACTGTTGGAGGAGAGTCTATTAAATCTCCGTTAATAGGAACGGCAGCCAAAACAAAGTTAGACTGTCTAGAAACTTTATCATTAATAGTTTTTGTAGCATCGTCTCCAGATGCTTCCCATAGTAGGGCTGGTTTATAAATCCAAGTTTTTTCTTTATCTACTAAAAGACTTTGCCTAATAGATCCGTAGGATCTTTGAATATATCTTGATGTATAATTAATTTTTCCATCATTAAATACTTTTTTATCTTGAGAAGATATTGCAATTATATTTGGCAAAGAATTATCTGTTGGCATATTTTTGATAGCGTTAACTTTTGATTGATTATTAGTTCCAATTAATTTAAAATCTGTATTTCTTTGATTTTCTTCAGGCATAATATAGTTTTTACTCATAATTGTAAAATTATTATATTCATCAAAAAACATTGCAGTTTGTGTTGACACAGCCAAATCATTTAATACTTCTGCCACATTTTGCTCTGGCGCAACAAAAAAATAAGGAATTATTGGATCTTTTTCTGATCCTATTCTTTTAAAAGTATAATTGCTAAAGCCAATAGAGTCTAGCATTGTTGATATTGCAAAACTTAAAGATACATCCGTTAACAACATTCTTGGTGCAATTTTTGATTCAAAATAAAAATAAAAATCACGTAATTCTATGGATACGGATCCTCCATTATCATTGGTTTGTGGAAAATTATTTGAGTATAAAGTTTTAATGGGAACAAAATAATTTATAGATAAGTCATCATTATAAATATTTTCATAAAAAGTAAACTTAATATTTTTATTTAAATAATCTTTAATAATACTATTTTCATTATTTTCATTAAAAGAAAAATTTTCATCAAATATTGTAATATTTCCAGTGGATGGTAGGAGTTGTCCCACTGGTATTGCACCTTGAGATAGGTCAGAAAGAGTTTTATTGATTTTAAAATCAACAATTTTATTGGATATATCAACAATTAATCTTGGTGAAATTTCAATTAAATCTAAAGTTGAATCAAACTTATTCATAGATAACGTTACTAATCTTATTCCATCAATATAGTCAAATTCATCATAATAAAATGTGCCATCTTGCCTAACTGTTTTTAGTGGATTTGACAATTCTGTTACAAACGGAGTTTCATAATCAACAGTTTCTGATTTTAAGAACCATTCATTATTAGAATAAAATAATTCTAAATAGCCATTTGGCCCAATAATATCAGAGTTATCATTTCTTCTGCTATTTTCATTAATATTTAAAATATCAATCCAATTGTTATCTTTAAGTACTTGAACTTTAAATCTACTTGGTGTTGTCTTATTATTATTTCCATAAAATGGATCCAAAATAGTTTCAGAAAGGGTATTAAAAGATCCCCTATCTGTATATCCTACATTCGTTTGTAACTTAATAACAATTCTGTTAGATGGAACACTATTTTTATAAACTACGAATGGACAAGCATCTTCTATATAATTAATATTATTAATTGTAGTATTGGCAATTCCCCTTTCTTTACCATCTTCTTTTCTATATGAAGTCCAATATTTAAAATCATCATACCTAGAAGACATATAGTATCTAGGAGAATTATTTCCAAAGGTAGTATTTGTTGGTATATACTTTTTATTGAAATATGAAGTTTTATTAATTCCAGATCTGGGCCTAAATGGTTTTGTACAATCTTCTAAAGAGTAGTATAAAGATCTTTTTTGATCTTGAGATTGAAACAATTGTAAAGTATCATCCACATTATATGTATTTTGTATCTGCTCATATGATAATTCGGCATCTGCATAATAATTTCCATTGTCTTCTGGATCGAATGTATTTGGAATATTTTTATATAAACTTATAGAATCATTTGGTCTATATCTATAGTTTCCTATTTTTTTAATATTTCCTGGATTATTCATGTTCCATTCAGCAAGGACAACAGAATTTATTGATACACTGCTAGATTCTGTTAAATATTCTAATAAATCACTATTGCTAAACACATTAAACCTCTTCTAAGGTTACATTAATATTCCACAAATCTCGCCACTCAAATCCACCTCTTTTAATAACAGAATAAGAAAAGTCTCTAAAATACATCTGAATAATTTGGTTATATTTAGTTTGATTTTCATTTCTATCATATGCTAAAAATACCCAAAATGGATCTTGATGGCTTTCATACCAATTTAATAATTCCAGTCCGCCCGCACCACCATCTACTGTATATTGGTCTAACGTTGAACTCATTGAAGAATTTCCAGAAGAATTAAAATTTGGATCAGTTTTAAATGATCTGGATGGAAGCATTTGCCAAGATGTAGATAAAGAAAGTTTGTCCGCAATATTATATGCTCTCATATTACCATTAATCATTCTTTGTCTATTTTGAATTCTTTCTTGTGTAAAAGATAATTCGGATCTATTATGATCACTACAAATTAAAAATGTGTCTTGCTCTAAAGATGGAACCCCAGTATTATCTGCTCCAATTTCAGTTCCTGTAGGATAAAAAAATCCATTATTTAAAACTCCATAGTTTTCTGACCAAAGCATTGCTTGTGGTGCACCATATTTTCTTCTACCAGTTAAATAAGTTGCGTTTGCCATTAGTATCTATTTCCTTTAATTCTTTGTGCATCCATATTTTTAATTTGAGTCATTACAATTCTAGCAATATCGTTTGGATTTGCAGAACCTCCACTAGCGTCAATGTTTAAACTATAATTATACACTGAAGTAGAGTTATTATTGACAGCATTACTACTTATGCCTAAAACAGAAGATGCTCCAACTGTAGACATTGATCCAGGGTATTTTGATTCATTAATAGATTTTAATAGTGGGCCAAATTTTCTTGATGCATTTTTATTAACAACATATTCTCCTGGAGTTAATAGTGCTGGAACCTTATCTATCATTCCTTTACCACTTACAATACCTCCAGCAGCATATTTCTTAATAATGCCACCATACATGTATCTATTTCCACTTTCACGCCTTCTTTCTGCCTCAATCTGTTTAGCCGACATTCCTTCATATCCTGGCGTACCGACTAATTTATTTGATAAATTGGAATAATACGAGCCTCCACCGCTTGCAGGAGCGGTAGTTGTTAAAAATGTACTTCTAAGTTTATTTAATTCATCAAATAATTTTCTTGCTTCATCTTGTAAACTAATCATTACAACTTTAAGAGCAGAAGCATCTCCTTTTGCACCACTAATAAGATTATTTAAAAATGTTTCATTATTTATATCCATTCCAGCATCGTTAGCAAGATCTAATGCTCTCGCTGCATCTCTAATTTGATCAGCAGTCATTCCAAAATACTTTATGCTTTCTTTTTGCTTTTCAATTGTATCTTCAATAACATTTTTTTGTTTATTAAGAGCATCTATTTGTTGCTGAATCTTTTTTGCACCAAGGGATGCAATGGCATTTTCTTTACCAGTTGTTAATCCTTGTTGTGCTGCTTCCATTGAAGCCGATGCCTGCTGACTTCTTGCTTCTTGAATTGCAACAGCAGCAGCAGAAATATCACCTCTACTCAAGGCGTCTGCAATAGTCAGTCTTTGTTTTTCTTGATTTGCAATGTTTTCATTAAGTGTTTTTATTGTAGTTAAAGCATTAATTTGTTTATCAAATTTATCATTAATAAGATCTTCTTGCTCTTTAATAGAATCTAATTGAACATTTAGTTCTTTTACCTCTGTATCAATATTTTTTAATTGAGTTTTATATTGCATGTCAATTAATTGTTCTTGTAAACTAATAAATGCTTCTGCTCTCTTAAACAAATATTGTTGATATTCTCCAACTCCAGCACCGACTGCTATAACTTTTTCTAATTGTTTTTGTTGTTTTGCATATTCTTTAATTGCTGAAACTGCATTTTTCCAATTATCTCCTAAATATTTAGTTCCCTGTAAAATTTTTACTAAATCTACATTTGCAGCCATTTCTTCTGCTGTTGCTGCGTCTACTCCAGCAATTCTTAATTCTTTAAATGCTCTTGTTTGTGATTGAATTTCTTTGGTTTTTCTTATTAAGGCTTGTAAAGCATTTTCATCTCCACTGGTTAATTCTTCTCCAGCATTTTGACTTTCTTTAAAAAGTTTATCTTTTATTTTAATATATTTATTTATTGTGTCATCAATTTCTCTTAAAGCCATATCTGATTCAAATGCAAATCCATATAAAAATTTATTCATTAATCCAGCAGGAATTACTGCACCGATTACAGCCACTTCTAACAATTTTGCTTTTTTTGCCAAATCTTCTGTTCCTGCAGCAGCCATAGCCAAAGGATTATTCATATCTTTAAGAATTATATTAAATAATCCAGATTGAATTCTTGCATCTTTTGTTGCAGATGAAACTCTATATAATGTGCCTCTATATGCTTTTAATGCTTCTGATCCAGACATTAATCCATTTTCAGTTAATAAATTTAAACTATTAAAATATGATCTTATTGTTTGACCAGAATTATTTAAATCGGCCAAATATTCTTTATTTGCAAATATACCTTTTGAAAGTTCTTGTCCTGTCCATTTTGTTAGTTTAGCAATTTCTGGACTTATTCCTTCTCTAATTTGTTTATTTAAATCGTTAATTTTTATTTTGCTAAAATCTATAACTAGTTCACTTTTGCCTGCTGCCTCTGCAATTGCATTAACAATAGTACTTGCATCTTCCTTTGAATATCCTTTTCCAATTAAATCTTGACCTCTTATTAAAAGGGAAGTTCTTGCAGAGGCCATTGATAATTCTCTCGTGCTTTTAACTGCATCAGCATAATCTTTAAACTCGTCAGATTGTTTAAACGTATCAACAGCAGATCTTGCTTTTGGATTATCAGAAGCAGCAGACACAACATCTCGTTCTAAATTACTCTTTCTTGATTTAACGCCAAAATATTTATCACTAGCCTCTAATTGTTTTTTACTTGCAACTGCTGCGTTGGCGAATGCTTGAAGTTTTCTTGTTGCCTCTTCTTGTGATTTTTTATATAAGTTAAATCCTGCAACAAGTCCAGTAACTACTGTTGTTGCTATTCCTATTGGACCAAGGAATTTTGCCACCATTAATCCGCCTCTGGCTAAAGTTCCTAAAAATCCTGCTTTTCCAAAAATAGACTTAGAGGTTCCTCCAAACATTGGCCCTGCTGCCATAGCATTTGCTGAAGCAGATCTTGCTATAGATAATCTAGTTGCAGCGAGTTCTGTTATTTTTGCTTGAGTTAATAATTGAGTGACCGTCATCAATGCAAACAATATTCCAGAATATTTCATAACTCCTTGTGATAAATCTCCAAGTTTACCACCAGTCATAGAGCCTACTGCAGCCAATGATGTAAGAGCAAATGTTCCAGACATTAATGCATTATTCATTCCCTGTAAATTTTTAGTGTTTTGCTTAATTGAATCATTTTGTTGTTTTCCAGAATCAAAACCACCATAAGCAGCCAAGGCTCCTGCAGACACAGTCATATTAGATGATAAGTCTTTAAGTCTTTTTTCTCTATTTCTTCTTATTGATTTATCTATTGCAGAAATAGGGCCAGTTGTTCCATATGTTAATAATTTATTTGTTTCCGATTTAATTTTATTTACTGCAGTATTGGCCACTCTTGATCCAACTAAAGCAACATCGTCTTCTCTGTTTGTCATTCCAACCTCAAGTCCACGAGAAATATCTTCTCCAACTTTTATAGTCTTTTTTGATGCAGAAGCGGTTCCTGCTCCTTCTGCTACCGCACCAACGGCTGTTGTTCCAACCCTAGATGCAACTTTTGCTGCTTCTGTTGTAAATTCTGCTGTAAATGCTTTTAAGTCATTCTTTAATGCCGATAATCTTAGTTTTGTTTCATTAGAAAACTGATCATAAATAATTTTAGCCTCTTTTGTTGACATTCCAAGTTCAGCCCCCATTGCATTTGTAATTCTAAATGCGGCCTCTTTATTAAATGGAACATTTCCAACCCCAACCATTCTTTCCATGCCCTGATAATATGGACTTGTACCTGTTGTTTTTTTATTTTTTCTAAATTCTTTATAAGATTCTTTTGTTATTGGCCTTCTTGTAAGAGAGTTTGGATCTGTTACTGTAGTAACTTCTTTCATTTTATTAAGTGCAGAATCTACTCTTTTATCAGTTTCAGCAACTTTTTTATATGCTGTTGATATTAAATTATCTATATCTTCTGCAGTAATTTCTGTAATTTCTCCAAGGTCATTAAATCCAGTTATTATTTCATCTGTAAGTTTTTTATTAATACTTCTTATTTCTTCAATTGGAACTCCTGCTGCTTCTAATTGTCTTTGTAGTTCTATATCTCTAACTTGAGATTTTTTAATAGATGTAAGTTCTTCTTTTGCAAACTCAGTAGAAACTTTTTTACCACTTCCAGTTTTTCCAACTGCCTCATTTAAATCTGAAGACATTGCAACTACTTCATTAGTAAATACTGTTAATGGTCCGTCTGCATTTTCCATAGATTCAACCATTGCTCTAAGAGATTGGGCTACCTTGTCTGTTCGACCTTCTAACATTCTAAGCAAATCATTTCCGCCCATAGAATGACTGCCACCAAAATGAGCAGCAGCAAATCCTCCAGGAATTTTTACATTTGTTCCTTCAGTTCCAGTTCTTCCTTTTACATATCCTGGAATATTGTCTGCAATCATTCCATTAATTAATGGCGCATATTTTTTTGCCATTTTTGTTGGAATAACTGCTTCTCCAGGCATTAACATTGCTGGAACACTATCTTTGTTACCTGTTCCTGGAACTATAGAAATTCCTTCAGCATATTTCTTTGGTGTTGACATTAATCCTGGATTGTTAACTGCAAACCTTAAAGCAGCCCCAGTTGCCTGTATATAAGCATCTCTTAATTGATCAACAGCAATCTTTTCTACTGTAAATCTTTGAGTTAATCTAGCATGTGATTGATCTAGTGAACTTGCTACCGCTGCTGCCTCAAGTTGTTCTGATGTTAAATATTGTGTTTGCTCTCCTAAAACATTGGTTTGTCCGCCAAGTTTTAAATATCCTCCCCTAAGCATGGCAAATAATTTTAATATATTTGCTAAACCATTAGCAAGCAAACCAAATGTCATTAACAAAACAGGACCTAAACCACCAATAATTGTTATTAATAATGTAATAGCCTTTTTAGATCCAGATGACATGTCTTTAAATCCTGAAAGTATATTATTTAATGTTTCTAGTATCGGAGTAACTGCTTCTAAAAATGCCTGTCCGACTGGAATTAAAGAAACCTTTAAATCTTCTACAGTCTTTTTAAATTTATTCATTGCTGAATCTGCAGTAATTCCTAATTCTTTATCTGCTGTTGTTGCAAGATCCTCCATTGACATCTGTGTTAAATCTAAAACACGAGATGCCTGGGTTCCTTCATTTACGATATTTGCAAATAATGTTGATATACGAGAGAATTGAAACTTTCCAAATAGTTGCTCAATTGCCCTAGCACGATCTAATGGTCTTAGGGTGTTTAGTGCTTCTGCAATACCTATTACGGTTGCTTGTAGATCCCCTTTGTTTTTTTCTACAATTCCACGAATATTAATTCCAACTGCAGCCAACATATCTGATGCCTTTTTAGTTGGATTAATAATAGACGCTAAACCAGACTTTAATGCATTAGCACCTTCTGCTGCATCAATACCACCCTCTTTCATTGCGGTCATAAAGAATGCTAAATCTTTAACATCTCCACCTAAAGACTTTACAATTGGTGCAGCAATAGGAATAGCGGTTGTTACATCATCGAGAGAAAGGACTGTCTGGTTTTCAACTGAGTTTAAAAAATTAATTGCTTCGGCAAGATTCTCACTAGAAATTTGAAAAGCATTTTGTAATGAAATAGTTGTTTCTAAAGCCTTTTGTTGTTCAATTTGTCCAAGAACTGAAAGTCTTGTTGCTTGTGTTGTTTGCGCTTGTAAATCTAAACCTTTAAAACCTGCTGCTGCTGCATCTGCTGCTAAAGCAACTGTACTAGATGCAGCAATTCCATATTTAGTATATTCGTTTGCCAAACCTTTTATACTATCTAATGCCTGCTGCGTTTCTTCTGCTGGAGTTAATAAATCTCCGTAAACTTTTCTAAACTTTATTGCTGCAGCCTCCATATCCATAAATGATTTTGCTGCAGTAGATCCAAGTAGCGTTAGTGGAAGAGTAAAACCAACCATAAGTTGACGTCCAGCCCATTGAGTATTCTTACCAAAATTTAATAGATTAGTAGATCCTTGTTTTAATAACTGATTAAATAACTGTTGCTTTTGAGCAGTAAGTTGCATTTTTGTTGCATAATCATCCATGTTAAGTTGTTTTGGTGTAATTGCCATGGCTTGCATTGCGCCTTTAGCATCTCTGCCCATCTTAATATACTGAGTTTGCATTCGCTTAACACGATCTTCAGCAACTTGAGAAATAGTATCAAATTCATTTCTAAACAATTTTCCAAAAGTTTTTGTTGCTCCACCAGCATATCTAAAATATTGTCTTATGCTAAATTTATTTTTTTCTAATGAATTTGTAAATGCTTCTGTCGATGTTTTAATTGTTCGCATTTCAGCAGAAAATCTGCCCGTTGCATTAATTGCATTGAGCAGATCTGTCTGTAATGTGCGTTGTGCTAGTGCTGCCTGAGCACTAGATTTTGCTATATTGGTATGAAATAAAGATATTTGTCTTTGTAAAGACTTTAACTCTGAGAGTGCTTGAGATGAGTCAATACTGACTTTAATGCTAGCATTAACATCACTCATTCATTTGCACCCCCTAGATTTTATTAATTGCCAAGCGCAGTATTAAGAAGATTACTTTCTCCCAAATTTGTACCACTTGCTGCTTCAATAATTTTATATAAAGTTGGAAGATCTAGGTTTTCTTCCAATGCATCTTTATCTTTAGCGAGTTCTGGTTTGTATTGTTCCATTGCGATTTGAACACAATCTAGCAGAATGTCCATAGACTTATTGTTATCTTCTGATACCTTTTGAATACCTTCAAAAGTAACTAAAAATTTTCTTAATAATGAAATTTTAAGTGGACGAAGTTCAATCTGAGTTCCATCAATTAATGTTATTTTTTCTTTAGTGCTTGTTGCCACTATTCCTCCTTAAGGATTTGTTTATAGTAATTATAGCACGAAACAGCCTATTTTTTAGGTTAAATTTTCGTAATCTAGCCCCATGCCGATACCAAAACCTGCACGTGCTGCTTTTGCACCCTTGAAAGATAAAATGTCGTTATCGTCTCTTCCTTCATTAAATACTTTATTTTTTAATTTTGTCCAAGCATCTTCTTCTTTTGGTTTATTTTTTTCAATATCTACCCCTTGAATTGCAGCCAAAAACTTTTTTTCTTCATAATCCATTTCTCTTTTTGACTCAAGAATGGCCATTAATTCTGGCATAGATATTGAAGATTCAAGTTCATTATAGTCTTTCCAGATTCCTAATAAAAATGCTTCTGACTCTAATTTTACTAAATCTAGACTATCCCATGTTTGACCACTATCAATTGCTTGATTTTTTACTGACTCTTCAGATTTTTGATTAATTTTTATACCTGCACCAATATCCACAATTTCGTATATAGTTGGTAGATCAAAATTATCTTCTATATTTTCTAAAGATCTAGATAATGAAGGATTAAATTGTTTCATTGCTATCTGAGCACATTTTACTAAAATAGATATAGACTCATCATCACCCTTTGATTGTTTAATGGGTTCAAAATTTGTCATAAATTCTCTTAAATATTTTATTTTTAAAGGAGATATTTCAATTTCTTCTCCATCAAAAGTATAGATATTTTTGACTTCATATACTGTTGTTGGCATCAATCTATTATATCAAAAAAAGCCTACCAGTTTAACCAGTAGGCTTTTTATTATTTGTCAAGTATTATGAACTCTGAACTGTACGGTCAATAATCTTTCCGTAAGATCCAGAAGTATCTTCTGGTAGAAGACGGAATGTAACATCAAACATTGTTGCAGTGTCACGCTTTGCTGATACAGTAACATTTTCGATAGAAAGTGCACGATATGCAACATAAACACGCTCAACAGATGATGAATCTTCACAGTCACCAGTTCCTGGTCCAACTGCAATTAAAGCACGTTCTACTGGACATTCTCCAATATCACCTGATGCAAGATTAAGTGTTCGTCCTGCTGAAGTTGATTTGGTTCCTGATAGATCATCACTTTGACCTGCAATTGAGAATAATAGATTTTCTAAAGTTGCTTCTGCAAAAGAGGTAGCAAGAGTTACCTGCATTCCTTGTTTGTAGAGTTTAGCAACGTCAAGAATCTGGTCTACCTGTACTTCACCGAAATCAGGTTGGAATGTGATTTCGATACCATTGCTTGTGTAACCAACGTTTTCAATTCCAGCAGCAATATTTGCTGAATTAGACAAAGTCTCTTTATAAGACTGAGTCGATACAAACGCAGGGACAGTGCCTGGTGTCAATGTACTATCTGCTGTAAACAGTGCAGCAGCGCCAACGATAATATCGCTAGATGTACCTCTTGTATATGCCATTTATTTCACCTCTTTTTTTGGTTAATATATGGACGATTTGTTTCCTCGCCATAATTATACAGCCTTTTTATTATAAGAATTCAGGGTTGTCTTTTAGGTGGTAGTCATATTCAACTATATATTTGTGCATAGTGCCACCCCTATATGTATTTAATTCTATTAAATCTCTAGATTCATCTACTTGAAAAACCCTCATATTTCTAAAAAACACCTTCATTGGAAGCCCTGCACCAAATTTAGTTCCAACTTGAGTTCCAACTGGAGCAGATAGCCAATCTCTATTATTATTAATCCATTCATTTAAATCTTGGCCAGATGCATCCTCTCTATCTAAAACTTGTGAAAGCACCATGCCTATCTTATGTGCGTCCTCTGTTCTAGCAAAAATTGTATAAAGGGTTTGTTCTCTTTTCCCTACATAAAATGGTGAGTTTCTTAATCTAATCATTCTATCGTAAAATAGCACTGCTGGTAAATTACCTGAAAACTCTGCCTTAGACTGAAGGTTTTGATAAAAAGCATCAAGATCAGAATATACCCCTGCTGGAGAAAATGGAATATACCCATTAATTCCTGGACTTTGTGCCATATTTATATCATCATAAGAACTTAATAATTCATGTAAATAGTAATTAATATATCTTGGAGGAAAATCAAATTTTTCTGTAACTGTAGCCATATTACTATTCTACCTCAACTTTTGCATTAGTTATCCATCTAAATCCAGTTGATTGACCAACTGACTTACCTATTTTAATTCCCGCATTAAAATTTTTCTTATATATTTGTGGATTACTTAAATAATCATAAAGCCCTGTTGATGTTAAAAATGATTGAGCAAAATATTTAGTAATAAAAGTATCAAAGGTTTTTTCGTAACTGCCCTGAACTTCTTTCCCCCCAGGAAATTGATTTACTATAGTTTTTTTAGTAAATACTGTAACTCCATTATCTTGAAAGACTAAAGGGTTATTTCCTTTTGGTCTAATAACAACTGGAACCCCATTTTCCATTATTTTTGCTTTATTATAAAAAGGTTCATAAGAACCAGATTGAATAGAACTAGATTGTCTAAAATTTGAATCTATTGATAATCCAATGTTACTTACTCTATATTGAACATCAAATAACCTACCATCTCTATTTCCAGTTTTGTACCATTCATAAACATGATGTAAAGATTGTGGATTGCTTCTTGCCATTGCATCAATGTATAGTTTTAATGCTTCTACTGTTCCTTTACCTAAATTATCTAAAAATATTTTTTTGCCAGATTCGGCGCCTTCTAAAAAACCCAAAGAATAATCAACTAAATTATCTAATTGTTTTTCAAATGCTAGAGTATTTAATCTAATACGCATTAGTCTACCGATGCCTGACTTTCAGTGCGTCTCCATACCATTTGATAAGACTCTACATTTCCAAATGGTCCAGTAAAAGGCTGTATGGTAGCAATTTCATAAATAGTTCCTTTTCCAGATCTTATGCCTGCAGTCTCTTTATAAATTAAATTTTCATGTCTATCTCTAACATTAGTAATAAGTATATCTGTAATGGCGTAGGATTTTCCTAATGATGAAATTCTTAAATCGGTTAAAGACCTAGAGTTTAATTTATTATTAAGTTGTGCAATCATTTTAGGATCTAATTCTTCAATATTTTTTCTTGCAGATGGAACAGCATTACAGGCTATAGTTCTATCTAATAACCATTCTTTTTTTATTTCACCAAAACTACCCTGTGTACTTATTGAATAATAAACATCTGCACACATTGGATGAATAAAGTCGTTTGGTTCGCATATCATTAAATCACACCTGGCCTACTAATGTTTTTTAAATATTTATCTAAAATCTTATCAACTATCATATTTCCAGTTCCATCCAAAATACTTTTATCAAACTGAATTTTATATTGATCTGTATTATATGATGTTACATATCGCTTATAATAATCTAACTTACCGCATTTCAAATCTTCAATTAGTAATTTTGTTGCATATTCAACATCAGCAGGAACTGTTTTATAGCCAGCATCCAACACAAATATATAATCATATCCTCTTGGAAAATCAACAATTCTTCCGCTACCAACCGAACCTAAATCGCCATAGGCTGGTGGTAAAACAATTGATCCTTGCTCAACACGGTTATACTCTGAATCAAAAACACGTTGAACACCAGAGTTATCCGCTGTAATATTGAATGAATACAAATTGTCACCTGGGGTTTCAAAATCAAAAATTAAAACATTGTTTTCGTAAACTTTTAATATCTTGTTAAAATCTTTCCAAATGCTAAAATAATCTGATCCTTGTCCCACTCCTTGTACGACCTGCTTCGAATTATAGAAACCGTCATAAACAATAGTATCAATTATTGATCTAGCAACCATTTCTAATTGTGTATATTCGGCAATTTCTGAAGCAGTAGAACCTAAAGAGTTCGGGTCTACATATGGCCTTGTAATGTCAATAACGTCTTCTACAACAATATTTTCATCTTCATCTAAAATTTGAAATAAAAACTTTCTATCTATCAATAAGTCTGATTGATCAAATGTATAAGTAACCTTAGAATTTGCTGTAGATGTAACATTTGAACTCTCCATTACGTGATCTACCAAATCCTCAACATAAATTGTATAGTCAGAGTTTGCTTCTGGTACATCCCAAGTAGTTAACTTTGGGTATACAGGTACTCTTAAAATGTCCATTTTATAGACCATACTCCTTTGCTACCTCTTCAGGATCAGCAATTCTAATTCCTGGCTTAGTAATCCATTTTTCTGCATTGTGTCGTTCAACAATATTATATCCTTTTAAAATTTTACCTACTCCAGACCAGTATATATTTTTAGGAGAATATATTGCTACTAAATCTTTTACCGTTTTTTCTTTTTTTTCTTTTGTTTCTGAGATCGAATCTGAAGATACAGTAACAGTGCCAAATATGCCATTCCCAACTGATCCAAGGGCTTGTTTATTTTTTTCTTTGACATCAGACATAGTATCCTCCTTGTTGTATTATATCATTATAAATTAGAAAGGGGGACAAGAGAATTAACTCTCATCCCCCTTAAAACTGTTTACAGATTAGGAATCTGAAGCAGCATCAGCGAATGCAATTGCATCCTGCTCTTCCCATTGGATACCAAAGCGAACAAATACAGTGTATTCTACTGTATCTTTCTTTGCTTGGTATTCACGGTTTACTGTGATGTCTCTCTGAAAGCCCCATACACGGTTAGCAGGGAATGTCAAATCGACATATCCTTCTGGGTAGTAAGGAACTTCTTGTACATCTACACCTAGAACACGAGTGGTACGAGCACCACCAAATGTTTGTCCTACACCATCTAGGTAGTTTTGACGATTTGCTTGTGTGCTTCCTGGTAGTTGACCAGAGAAAGCCTCAGCAACTGCGTCTGCAAGAGTACCATTGTTCTTAACGATACCTTGGAAAGCATCTGTACCAGCATAGAACTTTAGGTTCTGCTTGATAGCACGATACTTACGTGGCATTGCTAGAATGATGTCTTGCATAACTGGAGTTGTCCAAGCATTGTCTGTTACTGTAACTTCTGCTTCATGAGCATCTCCATCATTTTGTACCTTGTGAACGAAACCTTCCATAATTGAAAGGAATGATCCTGTTGATCCATCACCATTAATGGCTAGATCTTCAATATCATTACCAAATGCGTTTGTCATAAGACGAACGATATGGTCTTCTAGTGCAGCACCTTCAATATTGTCTTCTAGTGCTTCTGCAGAAACTTCCCAATCTAGACGAATCTTCTTGGTTGTAAGTTCTACTTTGCTAAATGTTGCGCCAGCGTTTGTAAAATCGCCAACTGCTTGTGCAGCAGCACGAATTACACGCTCACCAACGTTAACTTTTTCAAGTTCCATTGTGTTAGCACGCATTGTGACACGACGGCCATCCTGTGCAAGTACTGTTGCATCCCAAACATAGTCGATAAAACGACGTGCTTGTTCTGGACGAAGAATACCGCTACCAGCATCACCTGAAGGGTTAACTGCGTTTGGACCTGTTGTCACTCCTGATAGTGCTGTTGGAATATTTCCAATAACGCCACCATCGGAGTAATTGCCTGGTACGTTCGCTGCTGCGTCAGATCCTGATGCGAATGCTCCTTGACCTTGATAAAGGCCTGGTGCAGTTCCACCAAGGTTACCTGAAGTACCTGGCTGATTTTTCTTGATTTCTTCCGACATTATTACACCTCCTAGTGATTTAAACTTATCGAAATAAGTCGGCTGTTTTGAGGAAACGACCGCCCCATAGGGATTTTTCAACCATTGCTGGTTGTTCCTGAATAATCTCGCCGAGATCTCCAGACTTTCGGAATGCTGTATCTGCTTCTACTGCGTCAACACGCTTTCCAAACTCATTAAATTCATCTTTTGCTGCAGTAACTTCTTGTGAAACTGCATCAACAGATTTTGTTATTGCATTTACCTGCTCTTGTAGAGACTTAACGGTTGCAACTAGATCGCTAAAGGCTGATGTAAGAGTGTTTTTGATTTCTGTAACTGCATCTGCAATTACTTCGTCAGACTTAGATACCTCTTCAGTCTTTACTTCCTCTGCCACGGTCTCAGACTTAACAACTTCATCTGCTTTAACTTCTTCAGTTTTAGCAACTTCTGTTGTAATAGTTTGATCGTTTGCTGGAATTGCCTCTGCTACAATTTCTTCTGATTTTGTAACTTCAGCAGTTTCGACTGTGGCTTCTGCCTGTGGAGCGACCTGAACATCTTCAACAACAACATCAGTCTTCTCAACGATTTCTGCTGTTGTATTTTTTGTTGATTTTGCCATAGGATTTGCCTCCTTTTGTATCTTAGAAGTATTGGTGCCTTTAGCACTTTCCACTAAGAATTTGATCATGCTTGTTTTCTCGTTGTCTGTTTTTTCAACGAAACCTATATTTTGCATTTGATTTCCATTAGTTGGGCTAACTTCTGATTCGTTCTCTGAAACCATTACAATTCCAGTTTCTTTATCCCAAAAAACATTTTCAATAACTGTGTCCATACCTTTAATAACATCAATACCATCAACCTTTTCTACCGAAACAATATTTGCAAATTGATTTGCTGGACTATCAACTAATGACAATTCAACTAAATCATAATCTTTAATAATTCTAATTTGCTTATCCATTTTTTCATCATAAGCATCGTCCCATTTATTCATTCTTCCACCAATTGAAAAACCAGTATATGTTCCGTCTAAAACTTTTTCCCATGCATCTTGTGCGCCTTTTGAAATGTATGCAGAAACTAAAACTCCACTATACATTTTTTCTGAATCTTGATCATAATATTTATCTTCTTTAAATGAAACCATTTTACCTACTGCAGATGGTTGATGCATTTCACGAATGTTTCCACGAAATTTTTTAAATGCTTTTAGACTTGCCTCTGTTGTTACAATATCATCTTGTTTATCTACGTTATCAAGTGTGGCAAAACCTGAGACTGTGCGTCTCTCTTTATCTACCTTACTAAAAGGCATTGAAAGGCGAAGTGCTTCGCCCTCTGTATTCCAATGGGCTTTAGATATAGTCATACTAGTATATATTATAGGGCTATTTTTGACAACATCTCATTTATTGAGATGATCTGCCCTCTCCTTTTGGATTTCTTCCAGATATAGTTGCGGGACTATCTGATTGATTATTGGATCTATCAGAATCTCTTTGTCTTGTTGTTGTCTGACTTGCTGCATCCTGTGGCTTTAATTGAAATGGTTCATCCCCATAAGAAACCTGTGGCAAACCAAGTTGCTGTCTTGCTTCATTTGGAAGCATAACTTGGGTTTTTACATATCTCTCTAATATTTGAGATTGAGCAATTTCATCTGTTAATGTAAGTTCATTAAATTTAAATTCTAAGATATCTGTTTTTTCACGAATAATTTTATTAATCATTTTTTCAAGTTGACGTTGTGCTGGCCTGGCCACCTGCTCTTTAAATGTTCTATCTTGTGCCAAAGCAGCAGCAATTGCAGAAGAGTCAGATCCTCCTAATTTAGACAAAGGAACTTGATGCGCTACTAAAATATCATCACGATTTTGTTTTCTATACTCTTTAAATGAACCATCTTGAATACCGTTTTCAATTGGCTCCATATTAAACTCAACCTTATTACTATCTGTATCTCCAGGTAGTGGAATATACAATGTTCTATGGGATTGTCCTTTTAGGCTAGTTTGTAAAAATCTAAACATCTTGTCTTCAGCATCTGCAGATAACTTTGCGCCCTTAAGCGTAACGACATACCTTGGTACAGCCTTATTTGAAAAATAATCAATATTATATTGAGAGGCCAATTGATCTCCATGTAGTGATGAAATTGCAGAAATAATGTCTGGCACTCCATAAAAAGTGTTTAATGGAGAATATTGTTTAAAATGAATAATCTCATTTGGTCTATTATCTGATGTAACTGGATTTTGATTCTTTGCTCCAAAATTTCTAAAATAAACAACTTTATTTGCAATAATTTGAACAAATCCATCACGCATACGGCGTACACGCATTGTGGTTGCTGGAATATGTCCAACGTAGCCAATTTCTCCTCTTACAGTTCTTCCAATTTCTAAATATCCATTGCCAATAGCCTGAACATCGGTATAAACCTTTTCCATCGTAGAAGTAAATGAGTCATCATTGTTTAGACTTTCTAACCAATCAGTTAATTCAATTTTTGATCTTTCAATTCTTTTACGTGCTCTTTCTGTTGCACCACTATCTATCGATGCTTCTAATTTAAGCATTGTTCTTGGTGATATTTCAAATTTATATCCTAGTCCAACTATATTTTCTACTTTAGCATCAATTGCTGCATGATTTGCAAATGAAGTGTCATAGTAATTTGCTAATTCATATACGTTCCATGGAGGGGTAATAACATCAAATAATCCGTAGGCATTTCTATATAAAGTTCCTGGATTTATTTCTTTTGACTGGGCTCCATCAATTCCAGAGTTAATTGCATTAGCATTACTCATATACGCTGGAGAGGCTTCAACTTTTGACATTCTCGCAGCACGTCTTTTAAAGTTATTATCTAATCCAGATAAGTTTTTTAATTCATCCCATGTCTGATTAAATGGATCGCTTTTTTTAAATTGACTTTCTGTGTCCTGCAATTCATCAATTCTTGCTCCAACCCTGTATTCTTTTTCTTCGCTCATTAGTCTTCTGCTCCCCATTTTTTAACAGTCTGCTGTGCTGCATGAACTGCGCCAAGGTCATTCATGCTTGGTATTAATCCTTGAGACATTCTATCTTTTTGTTCTGAGTATTCTTCTTCTGATACTCTATTTAATCCAGGGACAAATACGCAATGCCCATCTCCAGGATCGCCATAATATTTTGCTGCTTGCGTTAATTCTGAAATTTTACTAATATCACCTTTCATTGAAGGAATATTTAATACTGACCCGTTTCCGTCTGTAAACCATTTACCATTAGATTTTTTATATACATATAATCCCCAGTTATAGTTCTTTTCTATTACCTTTATACGAGATTCTCCGACTTGCCCCTTCATTTTGGGCAGTTGTTTACCATTTTTTTTGTTTTTATTAGGCCTCATGTTCATCAGTATACCATATTATACTGGTGTTTCGGTCTGTGTTTGCCATGTAGCATTAGTAAAAATTTTAATAGATTCGGCTGTGAAATTTAAACTTTCATTATTGTTTCCATTGACTATAACCTTATTTCTTCCTATGTAGGTCTTATAAACTTCTGAAGGATCTACCCCATACAACTCTGAGGACTCTGAAACTAATACACCGTTCCAATTATATGATGAATACCAGTAAGACCAAAATAAATCCGATACTCCGTCATTCTTAACCTTTAACCATGGTCTATAAATTTTACTCTGAATTTCTTGTAATTCTGTAGACTGATAATTAGTAATACTATTAAACACAAAAGGACCATTTAAATTTATATATCCCAAGAAGTTATCTAAATTAAGACTATTTGCAAATGAAACACCAAATACTACCCACTCTTTTGCTTCAATTATTGGCTCTCTAACTATATTTCCATTTATATAAAATGCCAAGCCATTTACCTCTTGCCCAGTTGACCTGTTAATTGCAAAAATTTTACCTCTATCTCCATTTTCGCTAACTGCTGATATAAAAAATTTAATAGTATCGTTTTTATGTTCTAATTCAAAAACTTGAGTTGGGCCATAAGTAAATTTATCAAAATCATACCTTAGCCACATTTGTGCTGCCGAGATTTTATAGTTGTTAGAAGTGCTTCTATTTAATGGAATTGCTATTCCTCTATTTATAAAAGGATTAAAATCTCCTCTAACTTCTATACCACTTTTTCTAGTTGAATATAAATATGGGACACTTTCTTTAAAAATACTTATTGGATTTTTTGCTTTATAATCAAAATATATTCCAGTTTTTTTATAAGGATAAATTGGTAATCCAAACCTAGTTCCTATTTGTTTTGCAGAATTATGATCAAAAGCCTGTGAGGCTAACTCTAATTTTTTAAGTGAAATATTTTTATATTGAGTTCCTTGAATATTAATTACAAGATGTATAACTATTGCTAAACTATTAAAATCAATACCTGTTGGCGGATAAATTATTGTATTGTCTGCTACCTCAAAAACAGTATTTTGCCAGTTATTATAGTTAGAAACATTTAATATTTTATCATTTCTAATTGGCTGAATATATGGAAAATCTTTAATATTTTTATTTGCACCTAAATTAATATATTGAAAACTAATATAACTACGAACAGATGAACCGTCTGTATTATAAAAATAATTTTTTATAGATTTTTGCTCTATATCTTCATAATTTTGCCAACCAGAAAACAATGAATTATCTAACTGTGCATATGTTCTTTGCACTGTATGGTCGTATGCCAATTCTAAAGAATTATAATCCCAAGAAGATGTTTGTTCTGTGGAATAAACAATGGTTGGTGAAGGATAGTCTATATTAAATTGCAATAAATCTAAATCATAGTATTTTTGTCCACTAACATCATCAATATAAGTGGCAAAATATGACAAAGGAATATAGTCTTCCCAATATCCACTTGAAGCAATATCTAAGTAATAATTATTATATTTTAAATCACTAATTAAAGTGTATGTAGCGGTATGATTTAAAAACTGTTGTCCTTCACTAATATCACATAATCCATTTTCTAAAAAATACTCAGACATTAAACTGACATTGTAATCGCTGTATAAATTAAACTTATATATTTTTCCCTCAAAATTTTCAAGACCGCTTTGATTCGAACCTATATAAATTTTTAATGAATTTTTACTTCCAAAAAATATAGAAAGGTTAGATCCAAAATAATCTATCATAGATTCAAGATTAAAACCTATTGGTAAATACGTATCTACATTAACAGAATTAATAGTATCTAAAGTAGTCAACTCTTCGTTATAATAAAAATAATATTTTATTGTTGTATTTTCTAATGTTGATTTAAAATAATTTCCATTATTAATGTCATAAATTGTAAATATAGTTTGAATATTATTTACAGCAGTATCAAATTTAATAACAGATGAAATTCCATGTATATCCTCGTTAATCATAGAAAAATTATCTAAAAACATATAAGTTTTTTTATTATTCCAGGTCGAATTTGGCCTAAAAGTAAAATAATATAAATCTTCATCTTGAATAATTTTATTATCTTCTAAAAAATTGTTTTCTGTTTTATTATCTAAAAATAAAGTAGGTAAATTATGCTTGGTAACCGATAAAGTTTTTTCTGTTGTAGATATATTGTCTATTGCTGCCTGACTCCAAGTTCCAATATTAGGATATGCATAGTTTGCTGTATATTCAGAATATGGATAGTCTATATAAATAGAAGATGCTCCATATGCCGAATTAACTGTTTCTGGAGAAATAACTGCTTGTCCATAAACCCATCTTTTTTTAGCAACAATATCTGGAACTAAATAAGAATATATAGCAACACAGTCTACTTCATAAGGATTTGCATCATCATAAGAATAAAAACCAAGCCAATCTAACTCTTTATTTAATTCATTAAATTCTTGTGGAAGATTTAAATTACTTACATTTAAATCTAAAGCAACTACTTGTTCACCATTAATAATTAAAGATGCATTATTTTGTGTTAGTCTAATTTGAACAAGCATTGGCCTATACCACTCTCCAATATAATGTGAAGCAAAATATTTACCAATAACTAAACTAATAAATCCATCTTCTACATATAGCCCATCATTTGACCCAATTGGTCCAAAAATTCTCAATGGGGACTTAGAGTCACAATTAATTCTCATCCACATTTCTATCGTATAATCTTGATGTCTTCCAGTTTCGTTTAAAAACCCTAATCCTGGAATAATTAATGATGGATTATTCAAATTTGGTAAAATTTTTGTAATATTATCAGACCCATATACCATTGGTACACTAGCATTTTTTGCTAATAACTTATTATCTTTAATTAAATAATATCCATTTTTAATACCAGGAATATACGAATTAGCAATATAGCAACCATCAATGTTGCTTAATGCAATTTCATTTGGTAAAGAAATAGCCTGTGTTCCAAGTGAAGTAGTATTAAAATTTTCAGAACATTGTCCTAAAGTAATACCATTTACAAAAATTCTGTAACTTTCCGTAGAGGCTGCCCCACCTTCAAATTCAATTTTTATTATTGGCCTAAAGGATGTGCTTTGATTGGGAAAAGTTGACGTATGAGATAAAAATATCCATTTTTGAGAAATATCAGTGTTGTATTTTGTTACCTTTTCTACTGTTTCTGCTGAAGATGTATCATTATATTCAAAACCAATAGATATAGATTTTAAATATGCACTTTCTGTATACATATAGCATCCAGTAGTGAGAGTTGCCAACTGTGAATTTAATTCGTCTAAATCTATTAAATCTGGGCCGATAAATTTAATTTCTTTAGAACTTGTTAAAAAATCTTCAAATTGAATTTGATTTAAAACACTGTTTAAAAAAGGCTTATTAATATCTAATTCACTTGAGGTTACTGTTGCTTCAGAAAAATTCCAATTTATAATATTTCTTTGTGCTGAAGACACTAAAGAAAGATAGTCAGCATTGTCATCTAATGACCAAAGACCTGTGGGGTGCTCTGCAAATATTTTTTCTGCATATAAATTAGATTTAATAGACATTATAAGTCTATTTTATCACATTAACGATTTTCCCAAAGAGGATTTCCCCAATAGATTTCGTTATAATTTAAACCTGGATATGGAGATTGTCCAACTGGGGCATTCCAAAAATCTGATATAAACAAACTACCCTCTTCTATTGGCGTAATCTCTCTTTGAAACTCTTCTGTTTCTGGAAAAATAATACAGTCTCCTGCTACTAAATTTTTACCAATTTTATAGTTATCAAACTTAAAAATTCCGCCTTTATGATTATTTGTCCATTGAACTATTGACCTATAAACATTTTTTGGCCTGTCAGAGTTAAAATGCATTAAAACACCAGAACCCACAGAATATTTTGCAATATAACTTTTTCCTAGGATTGGTGGATCATAAAATATTTTTGTTGTTTTACTTACAGCACTTTGAATAGCATAAACATATTTTTCAAATATTTCTACTACCTCTCTTGGCATATCTCCATATGTTGTAATATCAAAGTTAATTTGTTCTTGATTAAAAAGTGGATCATGAAGCGGAATGTGATCTTCCTTAGTGTTAAATTTTACAGAATTAATAAAATTTTCAATTAACTCTAAATCTTCTTTAGTTGCAATATTAATTATTTGATAACTCACTATGCTTTCTCCATTCTTTAATTTTTAGGAATCCATAACTTTTCGTTACCTTTGTTATGATATCTTGCCATAACAAATAATAAATCTGAAAGTCTATTTAAATATTTTGGAATATTTATATTTATATTATCAATTTTCCAAACCTCACGTTCTGCTCTTCTAACTATTGTTCTTGCATTATGAAGAGGACCTGTAGGCAGAACAAAAGAATGTAGTGGTTCTAAAAATTCATTATAGTCATCAATAATATTTTCTAAATATGTAATTCTTTCTTCAGATATGGTTATTGTCGGGGCACCAGAAAGTTCTGCTCCAAGATCGAACAAATCACTTTGTATTCTATCTATAATGTCATTATGATATTCTGTTGCCATTCCAATAGCAGAGTTGGCTTCATCTACTGCACCAATTGCTTCAATTAAAGCACTACTCTTATCTATTCTTTCATTTGTAGCGGTAGAAGTTTTTCCATCATCACCAGTTTTTGTATATATACGAGTCAGATGAACCATTAGTGTCCCGTCAAAGAACGCCAAATATCAATTGTAATTTTATTGGCTAAATAAAGTGCAGACAGATTTATAATTAATTGAAATATATATTCTATGGTTGTAGGTTTACGTTTTTTTAATGGAAACTCTATAACATTATCAAAAGTTTTATATGCTAGTTTCATGGAAATATAACCTTTCCATTATTAGCCCATACCAACCCAATAGAATCTCCTGGATTCAATAACTGCTGATCAACTGCTAATTGACCCCAGCCCCATTCATTAATTGGAAATGGAACTTTTTGTTTTTCTTTAATTATGATTGCCCAATATGCCTCTGCTGGGGGCATTGTTTCACATGACTCCATAGTTTTATTTGGTAATCCATTAACTCTACAAACTACGCCAAGTCCATATTTTTTAGTTCCTTCTATCTTAAGATTAGCCTTTCTTAAAATATCTAATGCGGTTGTATCTTTAGACGCTTCTATACATTTTGTTATTTTTGTTTGATTATTTAAGACACTATAATCAATATAAAGATTAACACAATCACTATTTGATTTAGTTATACTTTGTAAACCAGCAAAAACTAATAAAAAAAATGCTGCTGATATCAATATTCTTTTCATTTGCTATTTTCCTTTACTGTTTTAATTTCACAATAATCTGTAGTGCAATACATCTCTCCTTGAGCCTCTAAATTATCCACTCCATCATAAATTGCAGACCAATCAATCTTTGCAATTTTACCAACATAAGATTCATACTCTTCTTTACTTATTTCGTTATATGGTTGTTGTGGATAAACCTCATTGCCCATAGGTAAGAAAGATACTGCCTTAAGTTGTCCTTCATACATTTGTAATGCTGGAGCAACAAATTTAGTTTCATTTTCTTTATTAAATGATAATGTTACAGAAACT